GACAGTTTGCCGCAGCTCGCTATTGATGCTGACCAACAGGCAAAACTCGCTGACGGCGCTGCAATACGCTGACCGTACTTAGGGTTTGGCGGCAACTTAGGATATTCGAGGGATACGAAAAAGGGGTCGTGGCGACGAACCGCCACGACCCCTTTTGTTGTTATCGCCCGCTGTCGCTAGCGCCGGTTGATGCTCACGATGCAGAGCCCGATTGTCGCCACGGTGCCGCCGAAAAGCGAGCCGAGCACGAATGCCAACGCGATCATCGGCGAGTCCCGTCGGACACGTAGCACTGCAGGCGATCGAGCGCATAGCCGTACATGCCTGCGTAGTCATCGCCACCGTAGGTCGATCCGTCATCGCAGACCTCGTCCCAGTAGCCAGCGTGTGCGACGTCCTGAGAGCGGTAGTAGACCTGCTTGTAGTCACCGTTGGACGTGATGTAGTACATCTGAACACCGTCGATGGTCTGGCCCCAGATGCCTGCCATGCCATTCACGCTGTCGTTGTAGTTGGCGGTCTGCACCCAGCCGAGCCAACCGCTCTCCTTGGTGTGGACGCGATAGCGCAGCGTGCCGCTATCCACCCATGCGATGAGCATGTCGTGGGAGCCGTAGGGCATGCCAGCAAAGCCTTCGGAGTTGCTGTCATTAAAGTTGGTTACGGCATCGTTCCACGCGCCATAGCGATTGTGCAAGGCATAGTGGATGTTGACGCTCTTGCCAGTGGACTTCGGAAAACTCGTACGAGTGGCAGAAGTGGACGGCTGGTACGTATTCCCATTGCCATCAGTCGGCGCGATGGGAGCGACATAACCGCTGCCGAGATAGGCTGAGACCGCCTGCTTGAACTCCCACCAGCTCTTTCCGTACTGGGCGAAGTAGCCATTGGGATCGGTGTGGTCGGAACCACCCCAGCGCTGAGCAGCCTCGTAGTGGGAAAGCAGGCGCGAGGTATCCCAACCATGTGTGCGGAGCTCATCGCCAGTCCACTTGACTGCTTCAGTCCACTGCTTTGCAAAGTCGCTGGCATTGGTGGCGTGCGCCAGCTCGATACCGATTGTGGCGTAATTGCCATTACCGACATGCCAGCACAAACGGTTCTCGGGCACCGTGTTGTAGACCGTGGAGCCGTCCAGCTCCATAACATGGTGCACGACATAGGTATCATCGCCGCTCCAGTAGCTCACGTGGTTGCGAGCACTGGCGCCCGGGTTAGCGGTCTCGTGAATTACGAGATAACTCGCATTGAGCCATCCATGTCCATTGCTGACATAGCTATCCACACTCTGGTAGGCCTCAGCGCCGCACGGGGCGGCAAGGGCAGCCACGAGGGCGAGGACAACGGCAAGGACGCTACGGAGCGGCAGCTTGCGCTTGGGCTCGGCACTAGTCTCCGTCATGCTCGCCTCCCGCCTTGAGTCGCGCGGCGTCCACGGCCTGCTCGGCTGCGGCGTAGATGGCCGCACTCGCAACCCCGCATACCGTGCCGATGGCGGCGACGGCCTGGTTGTCCGTGGCGATGCCGGCGACGCTGGTCGCGACGGAGCCCAAAAAGGCAGCCGTGCACAGCCAGAACTTTCGGCTTGTCACCTTGCGGATAATGTCTTCGGTAGTCATGATTCCTCCTATCTGTCGGATTCCTTGCTGTAGATCAGGTCGACTCGGTCGCAGATGTGGTCGACCTTTTGAGCCATGCCCTGGCTACGCGTCTGGCTGTGGACCAGGTCGGCGTGCAGCACGTCATTCGACGCGACGACCGACTCCATGAGGGTCTTCATCGCCTCCATGAGACTGTTGCTTCGCTCCATCTGCGCGGCGATTCGCCCTTCCATCTGCGAGCGCTCCCGATCTCGCTGCGCCCGCTCGTCCACTTCGGCCTGCTTTCGCTCCTCGCGCTTGAGGTCGATGTTCGCCTTGCGCTCGTTCTGGACCTTGTATTCGTCCAGAAATTGCCGCCCAAAATAGAAGGCGATCAGCACCAGCGCCGCGCCGCCAAGCCAGCCGGGTCCGTACGGCGCGAAGAGCTTGAGCACCTCCATCCGGCCTCCCTCCCGTTCTGCAGTGCGGCGGAGGCCCATCCCCCGCCACACTGCAGGTTCGGCCCCCCGTAACGCCGGCCTACGCCGCCGCCATCGTGCCGACGCACACGGCCAGCGGGCCCTGCGACAGGATCACGGCGCGGTCGGTGATGACGCACCCCGTGCAGGAGCGCACCATCGGGACCGTCACCACCGCGCCGTGCAGCATCACGTCGAGCGCCGTGTCGTGGACGCCCACGACCGTGCCGAACTCCATCGTCAGCCGCTTGCCGCCCGACGGCATCGCCGCCGCCAGCCGTGCCGCCGCGCTCTTGATCTCGGCTGCCGAATCGCTCATCGCTCGTACCTCCTCGCCGTGTGTTTTATGACGCAGCCGGCGTCGAGCGTCAGCGTCTGCTTCTGGATTGCCAGCTTGCCGACCACCCCGCCGGTCCTGTAGTTCATCGCCACCGCCATGCACGGCTCGACGGGCTTATACACGCTCTTGAACTCGTCCGTGCGCGTCACGGCGCGCTCGGTGGCGAGCAGCTCCGCCGCTTTGCGGTCCGCCGCCGCCTGCATGGCGTCCTGGGGCCAAGGTGTGGCGTTGCCTCCCTCCTCGACCTTGTCGGCGACGAAGATGGCCTCGCCGCCGTCGATGTAGCAGTAGCCCCAGCTGACCTTGTTGTGGTTCTCCGTGGCGTGGTAGGTGTAGCTGACCTTCTGCCACTCGCCAGTCATGGTGAACCCCTTGGTCACCGGGCCAAGCGCCCTCTCCTGATCCCAGAAGGACTGTATGATGCCCGTCGCGCCCTTGGTGCCCTTGACCCACACGCTCTGTGTGTAGTCCGTATCCTTCTTGACGCTCGGCCCCTCGTCCTGGCAGAAGCCGACGCGCCCGCCGCTCGAGACGACCTTGATGCCGAAGAGCACGCCCACCTGCGGCGAGTCGGGGACGTAGACGGTCTGGATGCTGCCGTGCGAATCGCTCTGCCTGAAGCTCTTATCCGACTTCTTGCCGGTGCCGATGAGGGCGTTGGCGGCGCCCTCGACAAGGTTGGTGTCCTCGGTGTCCACGCCCGGAAGGCTGTCGTAGCTGTAGCTCTTTACGATTCGACGACCGACCGAGACGGTCGACAGGTCGGAGTCGGGCGAGTCGTCCACCGCCGTGCCGCGCACCGATGCGTCCTGCGTGCTGAAGTCCACGTGCACGACGTTGCAGACCTCGGCGCGATTGGTCGATTCGGTCATGTCCGACATGAAGCGCGCGTCCCTGCCCTCGGTGAACTCAGCCGAGATGGGCATGTCGGCGGGCTCGACGTAGCGCCTGTAGATCACGTTGCCCATTCGGTCGGTCGCCGGCGAGCGGAACCCGGCCGCCTTGAGGAGCAGGTCCACCGCGTCCAGCTTGTTCTTGGCGTCGTTGTCCCTGCCCACGCCGAAAACCAAGGTGCTGCCCAGAAGGAGACTGCTGGGGTCGGCGTAGACGGTGAGGCCGACCGATTCGGCTATCTTGACGGCCTCATCAACCAGATTGCTGCCCTCAACGATCACGTACGGCCCGTCGAAGTCGTCGTCTTTGAGCCGCTTCAGGAGGCCGTAGGCATTGATCTGTCCCTCGCGGTAGGCACCGTCGATGTCCACCGAGTCCACCACGGGCATGAATGTTCCGAGGCACTCGCGCCTCTCGCTGCCGTCCGAGAAGGAGGCGTTGAGGTACACGCGCAGAAAGTCGTTGCCGACGTCGAACTTGTCGGCGAAGTCCAGGGATGCGGTCTCGTAGAGCGCCGTGTTCGCGTTGCGCTCTATGGAGCCGCCGTTCTCGATGTCGCGCACGAAGTCGAGCTCGAGCCCCGTCTCGCGCGAGACGCGCACGAAGTCGTAGGAGGCGTCGAACGGCCTTATCCAGCTATCAGCCATTGGCGGGCTCCTCCCACGTCTCCCACGTCGGGTCGCACGAAGCCACCCACGCGCCATCGGAACGCTTCACGCCGCAGCTCAGGCGGGCGCGGAACCGCTCGCCGTAGAGATCGCGCACCCAGAAGCGTCCCGCCATGTTCATGACCTCGAGGAATGACTTGTAGTCCTCCTCGTCGAGCAGCAGGAAGTCCATGCTGTCCTTGACGTCCCTCTCGTTGATGCCGTACGAGACGGGCAGCCCCTCCCCGCCGTCGGCGAAGTGCAGCATCTTGTACCCGTGCGTCACCTTGCGGCTCGAGCCCTTCTTGAGATAGCGCCCGAGCCACGACCTCTCAGCGCCGGCTCCCCAGTTGAGAGCCACCGCGCGGCTCGCCACGGTCGTCTTGACCCTCGTCGCCGTGCTCACGCCCGTCGCGGCGTAGGCGACCGCGACGTACTCGAACTCGCTGTTGAGCGGAGGCAGCGGGTCGCTCGCGCCCTCGCCCGCCGCAAGGTGCGAGCCGAGCCACAGGGTCGAGCCGTCGGGAAGGACGCGCGACACGGTGAAGTAGGACGTGTCGGGCGTGTCCTCGCTCTCCGGTGCGCCGGGGAATACGGCCAGCTGGCAGCCGAGCCTCTCGTCGACGAAGATGCTTAGCGACGGTTTGGCTGGCGGTGTCCAGTCGGTCCGAAAAGTTCTCGAGGCGGCGACCGACAGCGACGAGCCGGCTGTGACCGTGAGCACGACCCTGTAGACCGTGTGGTTGACGAAGGCGTGCTGCGCATAGCCCAGGCGGAAGGAGCGCGCGTCCTTGTCCACAGTCCCGCTCCACAGGATGTTGCCCCCGATGTCGCGCAAAGACAGGTACTGTCGGCTGACGCCCGTCTCGTCGGCCACCTTCCACGTGAAGGTATGCGGCACCGCGCGCAGGGTCGCCCCGTCCGCAGCCGGGTCGGTGAAGAATACCTGGGGCGCGTCCGCCACGGTATATGCCGCCGCGCTCGACCATGCGCCCCAGTCCTCGTCGAGGCCCTTGGTGCGCACGCGTACGGAGTAGAGGCCCTTGGTGCCGGTCGGCAGCTTCAGGCTCGTACCAGGGCCATCGACCGTCGTGGTGGTGGGACCCGTCGGCGTCGTGATCTGCACCTCAGCCGAGGCCTGCGCCGAGCCATCCGGATGGTTGGGCACCCATTCGAGCGTTGCAGTCGAACCCGTGGCGTAAGCCGCCCTGACGCCCCTGATGGACGGTGCGAGCGGCGGGCATATAGTCGTGACCTCGTTTGACTCGGCCCACGGGCCCTTGAGGCCGCTCTTGATGGCGCGGACGCGGTAGCGCACCGTTCCCGCCGGGGCCTCCTCGTCCTCCCATGAGGCGTTCACGTCCGCATCGACCCACGTCTTGCGCCCGTCGGTCGTGAGCTGGAACTCCCAGCTGTCGACGAAAGCCGGCGCGTCGTGCCCCCTGAGCACGACCTTCGCCGCCTCCGCCTTGACGGCCTCGAGCATGCCGAGCGCCGTCGGCGTGGTGTAGATTGCCGGAGCGCTCACGCCGTAGTCCGACGTGCCGCCGGGGCCCGTCGCCTTGGCCGAGAAGATGTACATGCAGCCCGGCTCGAGGCCGTTGTAGGTGTGGCTCGTGGTATCCCAACTGACGGTGCCGACGTCGGTGAACTTCCCCGGGCCGTTCTTCGCCACGCCGACGGTCACGGTCGACCAGGGGTAGTCGCCGTTCATGCCCGTGTAGTCGACGTCCCAGCTGACCTTCGCGCTGGTGTCGCTCAGGCGCTCCGCCCTGATGTTCTTCGGCGTGTGCGGCGTGTGGTAGGCGCGGCACGGCACCGTGACGGTGTTGGAGGCGTTCGAGGTGCCGTTGCCGAAGCCGCCCGTGACGTTAATCTGGCCTGTGAAGGTGTGGTTGTAGGCGCTACCGTTGCCGCGTGCGAGTACGACGTCGCGCGACGTGCACTGCACCCATACCCAGCCGGAGTTGTTCGTCGAGTAGACCGAGCCGTTCCACGCGCCGCCCGCCGACGAGCTGCCGTTTGCGTAGCAGTTGATGGCGTAGCGCGTGCCGTAGCCGTGCGTGACGCGGTAGGTCACGGTGGTGTCCGTGCGCCCGACCTCAACAACGTCCACGTACGCGCACCAGCAGTACAGGCCGTAAGCGCCTCTGCCTTGAACCCAGTTTCCCTGCGCCATACTACGCGACCCCCATCGCCATACTCTGCTCCACCGCCGCGACGAAGCTCCTGAAGGCGGAGGCCACGCGCCCGTCGACGCCCAGCAGGTCGCTGTCGAGGTAGAGGTTGTAAACGTTGCCGCCGCCCGCGAAGCCCGCGGCTCCGCTGGCGGTCGCCCCGTATGCTCCGCCGCCGGTAACGCTCACACCGAACACGGCGGCCTTCTCGACGTTGCGTACCGCCGACCTCATGGACTTCACGGGCTCATCAGCCGTGTCGTCGATGCCGAGGGCCGCGCCCTGCATCACGTAGCCGAAAATCTTGCGGAACACGCGCGAGGGCGAGTGGATGCCGAGCAGGTTCTTGGCCGCGTCGATGGCTCCGCCAACCACGCCGGTAATCTTGCTCACGACCACTCCTGCCGCGCCGCTGATTCCGTTTGCGATGCCCTGCACGATCTGCGAGCCGATGGAGGCCACGCGGCCCGGGATGGAGGACAGGGCGCCCATGATGGAACTGCCGATACTCGAGGCCGCCGAGGTCACGAAGCCGACCGCGCCGCGGATGGCGGAACCCAGGCTGCTGATTCCGTTGCGGCCGATGCTCGCCAGGGTGGACGGCAGGTTCTGGATTGCGCCGCGGATGGCGGACACGATGTTGGTGCCGCACGAGCTGACGAAACCGACCATGCCGGTGATGCCGTTGCCCAGGAACGTGATGGCGTTCCTGCCTAGGCTCAGCCAGTCGAGCGCCGACCAAGCCGAGAAGAAGGCCGAGAAGATGGCCGGGATGTTGGCGATGAGCGTCGGTATCGCCTGCACGATGCCAAGCGCCAGCGTCACGATTGCCTGGATGCCGGCACCGAGCAGTATCGGCGCGTTGTCGTTGATCGCGCTCGCGAGGTTCTGCACGATGACCGGGGCCTGCTCGATGAGCGTCGGCAGGCTGTCGGCGATACCCTGCGCCAAGCCGACGATGAGGTTCGCCGCGCCCTCTGCCAGAACGCCCGCGTTCTCGGCTATGGACTCGGAGAGGCCGGTGAGAATCTGCAGGCCGCTCTCCGTGATGGAGGGCAGGTTCTCGGACAGGTAGCCGCCGAGCGATGTCATGAGCGACGCCGCTGTCTCGGAGAGGAAAGACAGCCCCATCTCGATCCCCTCGGCGAGTCTGGGAACGACCTCGCCGCCCACGTCGGCGAAGCCCTCGGCGATGCCGGGCAGCGATGAGGTGATGTTCTCCTGCAGCGTGGACAGGTCGCCGTCGAGCAGCGTCAGGCCGTAGACCATGGCGAGGTGCAGCGACTCCAACGGGTTGTCGCCAGCCGACCAGATCTCGCCAAGGCCCTTGAAGCGCTCGCCGATCTCGTCCACGCCGTCCGAAACGGCGGAGAGGATGTCGCCCATGGGCCCGGGCACGGCCTCAGCCGCGCTGTCGAGCGCCTGCGTGAAGATGTCGACAAACGCCTGGCCGAGCACGGGACCGACCGACGTGACAAGGCTCGGTAGCTGCGACAGCGCCGTGCCGACGATGGTCGCAACGCGCGGGATGACGTTCGAGGCCGCCGTCTCGACCGACTCGACCAGCTCCTCGGTGAGCTTGCCCATATCGGCGTCGTCCTTGCCCAGCTCGGTCAGCCAGTTCTCCCACGAGGCCTTCATCATGTTGACGCTGCCCTCGATGGTGGTTGCCGCCTCGCGCGAGGTCGTGCCGGCGATCTGCATCTGCTCCTGCATCGTGTGGATGGCGAGCACGACGTTGTCGAACGAGAGGCTCGACTCGTCCACGGCGGAGTTGACGGCGTGCGCGTCCTTGATGAGGCGCTGCATCTCCTCCTTGGTTCCGCCGTACCCCAGCTTGAGGTTGTCGAGCATCGTGTAGTTCTGCTTGGCGAATCCTTGGTACGCGTTCTGGAGGTCCTCCATCGCCGTGCCGAAGGTGTTCGCGTTGTCGCTCATGTCGACCATTGCCGTGTTGGCGTACTTCGCGGCCTTTACCGTGTCGCCGCCCAGTGAGGAAACGAGCGAGGCCGAGAAGCCCGTCACCTGCTCCATGTATTGGTTGGCGCTAATGCCGGCCGTCTTGTAGGCTGCGTCGGCGTTTGCGAGCACCGTGGTCTGCGCCTGCTCGAGCTGCTGCCACTTGCCGGAGCACTGCTCGACGGTCTGCCCCGTGAGCGCGGCGTACTCGTCGAGCGACTTGCCCATGTTGCCGAAAATCTTCTGGATGCCGCCGACGTTCTGCTCGTACGCGGCGTAGGCCTGCGTGCTCGCCACGCCGATGGCAGAGACGCCCGCCCCCACGGCGGCGACGCCCACGCCTACCGCCTTGGCAACGGTCGCTCCGGCCTTGCCGAGCGTGCCCACGACCTTCGAGGCCACGCCCTCGGCCTTGCCGCTGGCCTCGTCCTTGAGGCCGACCTTAATCATCAGGTCAAGGAGGTTCACCTAGACCACCTTCAATCCCATCCGCTCGATGATGTCTGCGGCGATCTCGTCGCCGCCGCGCATGTCCTCCGCCTCGGACCCATCGCCAGCACCGCCGTTGACGATGCTCAGGAAGGGCTCCTTGAGCCACTTCCCCTGCGCCATGAGGCGCACCGACTCGCTCAGGTACACGCGGAACGCCTCCCGCTCGTCCCGCTCGCGCCACCGCGCGACCATGTACCTACAGAAAGGGCGAGCACGCCGTGGCCCGACGTACTCGCCCAGACAGAGCCATATGTGAGATGGGTCCTCGGCGGCTATCCAAAAAAAGGAGCCAAAATGTCCTTGATGCCGTCGATGCCGTCGATGGCATCCTTGATGTCGTTCACCCACTTCTTGACGGTGAAGTCGGCCTTGTACTCCTCGAGCGTCTGGCCGTCGAGCGCGGCGAGCAGCTTGTAGCTGATCTCGCCGCCCTGGCGCAGCACGTCGGGCAGAAGACCGGCCACCATGTCCACGGCGAGGCCGTTGACCTCGGCGGTGGCGGCTGCCTTCGCGGCCTCGGGGTCGCCCTTCGCCTTGGCGGTCGCCTTGGCCTTTGCCTTGGCGGAGTCAGAGCGGAACTTGGCGTAGGAGGCCTTTGCCTTCGTGCCGAGCTCGCCGTTCATGACGTCCTCCGCCACGTCGGCCAAAAGGCACATGGCGTTCTGGAACTCGTCGGCGTTAAGGTTGTCCAGCTTCATGGTTAGGCTCCAATCTCCTGTTTGATATACAGCTCGTAGGGCACGATCTCGGGGTTCTTGATTGAGTAGTGGCCCGTGAACTCGAACGCGAACTGGCCCTTGGCCTTGTTCTGCGTCGTGATTTGCAGACCGCCCGTGTTGAGCGCGTTGATGAGGCGGATGGCGATATAGCCGTTGCCGCTCTCGCCCGAGTAGTCGCCGATGAGCCAGATGTCGGCAAAGTCGGTCTCCGAGAGCGCGGAGCGCGGGACGATCTTCCCCTCGGTCTCGTCGGCTGCGGCTGCGAGCTTCTTGCCGAGCGCGGTGTTCAGCGTCACGAATGTGCCGCTCAGCTTGGCCTCGATGCTGTCGATGCGCTTCAGCTCCATCGTGTTGGCGGGGCAGTTGTCGATGTCCTCGCCGTAGTCGATGAAGCTGGGTGTGGCGGCGAAGCTGGTTCCGCCGCTCGTCGCGCCCATCAGCTCGGACTCCGCGACCTCGGCAGTCTTGGGGTTGAAATTCGTGGCGAGCAGGCCCGCGTTGATGACGATCTCCTTGAACGTGTTCTCGGGGATACGCGTGAACTTAGACATATGACCTCCTAGTAGCTGGTCATGTACTCAATGGTCAGGTTGATGATTCGGCGCTTCACGGCGTTGTCCTCGTCGGCCATGGCGTTGCAGAACGGCTCGCCCTGCATCACCCACATGCCGCCGCCGTCGCACGGCAGGAGCACGCCGGAGAGCCCGAGCGCACGGGCGACTTCCTCGGCCTTGGCGTTGGGCGCGGCCTCGGACGAGGTCCGGTACCAGAGGTTCACCTCGGAGTTGCACTGCGCGCCGAACGCCGCGGTCGGCAGGTCGTAGGTGATGTAGGGCATCTTCGCCTCGCCCGGCACAGCCGAGTCGCGGTACACGGGCAGCCCGAAGCCCTCGAGCCACGCCTGCAGCGCCGCCGCCTTAGTCGCCATCCGGCACCTCCCACTCCTCCGCGCTGCACTGGCCGAAGCCGAACGACGCGCAGTGCGGCGCGGCGCCGTCGTCCGCGTTCGACGTGCAGCGGAATACCTGCCCGTCGAACGCACGCTGGAAGAGGTCGCCGTACCGCAGCGGCTCGTCGGTGGTCACGGTGTAGACGTTCCTCACGCCGTCGTGCTCCGCGATGCGCGAGGCCGTGGAGCTGTCGCGCACGATCGCCGCCGTGAAGCCGTCGCCTACGGCGAGGACGGTCTTGAATCCGCCCTCGCCGTCAGGCTCGGTCTTTGAGACGAGCCTCGCGCACGCTACCGCCATGCGCTCGTACAGGCGGCTCACAGCTTTCTCCAAGGGTCGAGACGCGCCTTGAACTGCTGTCGCCATGTGATGGGCGAGCCGTCGCCGCCGACGCGCGTGTAGCTGTAGCCGCCGAAGCTCTCGGATGCGTACGGGCTGTCCAGCTCCTTGGCGTGCTCGGTCTGCCACGCCGCGATCTCGTCAGCGAGGTCGACCACGGCCTGCGGGATGGCGAGCGCCCAGACGGTGCCGACGAACTCCTCGTCCGTGAGTCCGTTGTAGGGCCACGCGTGCAGCCCGTCGTTGAAGGTCGAGCCCGTGATGCGGACGTACTGGCCCTCCTTGAGGCCGAGGGCCGCGGGCGGCACGAGGCGGCCGTCCTCGATGCGGACGCGCCCCGTGCGCTTGTCGGCGACGAACCAGTTGCGCAGCGACAGAAGCACCTGCTCGAGCATCTCTGCGCCTATCGCTTATCGGTGATGACGGCGGCGAGCTCGGGGCTGAGGGTCTTGACGCCGCAGAGCATGTCGATGGAGACGGTGTCGGTCTTGGTCTTCTGGTCGTAGCCCTGCACGACGCGCAGGCCGAAGCCGTCGTAGGAGGTGGAGAACGCCTTGGGAGCGCCGAGCGGCATCTCGAGCTGGCGGGTCACGAGCGCGAAGGCGTTCTTGTGGAACGCGATGGACGGCGTGTAGTTTGCCGTCTCCGCCGTGGTCTTCTGCACATTCTGGTCGCAGTAGAAGTCGAGGCCGTACTTACGGCCAAGCGATGCCTCCTTGAGGGCGGTGCCGTTGTCGCCGACGGCGGAGGCGTTGGTGAACGCCTCGGTGTTGAGCAGGTCGGCCTCGGCCTGGGAGCCGTAGACGAAGCGGCGCTCCGTGGAGGGCGCCTTGGCGTCCACGAGGAACTTGCGGGCGGCGACGATGTCCGCCACGGCGATGGCGCCCTTGGTGTGGTCGACGCGGTTCGTGACGTCCTTCTCGAGCGCGAGCAGGTAGCCGTCGATCTTGTCGGCGAAGGCCTGCATCGCGGGGACGAGGAACTGCGCGGAGAAGTCGACGATGCCCATCGTCAGCTCCTTGGACGTGACGGCGAAAGTCACGTCGAGCAGCTTGTCCATCTTGACGGGAACCTTGCCCTCCGTGGCGTCCTGCACCTCGACCTCGGTAGTAAACTCCTTGGCCTCGAAGGTTGCGGGCTTGCGGACGGTGATGGTGTCGCCCACGCCGGCGACGAACTCGGAGGAGTAGTCGCGGTGGACGAGGTTTGCCATGACGGCGTTGGTGCGCAGCACGTCCAGCGCCTCGTTGGCGATGATGTTGGGTGTAAGGATGGTGTTCGACATAGAAACCCCTTAGCCTCTCTGCTCCGCCTTGTACTTCATGTACTCGGCGGTGCTCATTTCGTTGATGTCCTTGCCGCCCTCGCCCTTGGGGGCGTGGGCCACGTTGGCGCCCTTGACGGTTGTGGTTGCGATGAAGTCGGCCCAGTCGGCCTTGATGCCCTCGGTGAGCTTGTCCGCGCCCTCGATAGCGCCGTCCTTGACGGTCACGTTCTCGAGGTCGGAGACCTTGAGAACGGTCTCGATGCGCTTGGGGTCGACGCCCGCTGACTTGAGCAGCTTTCGGTACAGGCTGCGCTTCTCGGCTGCGGCCTTCTCGCCATCGACCTTGGCCTTGTAGTCGTCAAGCTCCTTGCACTTGGCCTTGTACTTTTCCTCGTACTCGCCCGCGCCCTCGCCCTTGGCCTTGAGCGCGTCCAGCTCCTTCTTGTAGCCGTCCGCCTTGCCCGCGGCCTCCTTGAGCTCGTCGCGCTGCGCCTTGAGCGCGTCCACGCTCTCGGCGTGCTCCTCGATGATCTGGTCGATCTTCTCGTCCTCGATGCCCATTGCCTTGAGCATCTTTCGCGTGAGTGCCAACAGAATCTCCCTTGCTTCGGAATGGACGGGTCCCAGCCTGTTGCCTCGGCGGGGCCCGCGCCGCAATACCTCGCGGCAAGGGTGAGTATCCAAGCGGAGTAACGCGGCCCTACGCGCCACCCCTCAGGTGCTTCTCGAGAATCGCCCGGTACGTGTCGCCGTGGCCTGTCGCCGCCTTGCGCAGGAAGTGCTTGCCCTTCATGCGGGAGGTCCCCTCCTCGACGTACGGCGCGTACTCGACGTTGGTGCCGATGAAGCAGTCGTAGCCTTTGAGGAGGTGCGTGACGGAGTTGCGCAACCTGCCCGTGTCGACCGGGCACGTCGCCTTGGCGTAGCCCTCCGCGACGAGGCCTATCTCCTCCAGGCCCGTCTTGTAGGCGCGCAGGAGGGCCTTCTCGACCTGCTCGACGTTGTTCTGCCTGACCTCGACAACGCCGTCGTTCGGGAAGTCCATCAGTCGAGCGTCTCGCAGCCGTAGCCAACGCGACCGTCGACGTCCGCCTCGATGGCCTCGATAGCCTGCACCGGCACGCCCTCGCATCCGAGCGTGCAGCCGTCGTCTGGCGCGACCTCGTCGCCTCGCTGCGTGCAGATGTAGGTGTCCGGGAACGTGAAGCCGAAACCCAGCTTTACGGCGCAGTCGCCGCAGTTCGCGCAAGTGAATAGCTCTTTCATGCCTGCCCCAATCTCTCTGCGGGCAGTGTCGCGGCACGGTCACGCGGCATGAAATAAGCCCCGCCGTGGCGGGGCCTGTTGGCTAGTTATTTAGTTCGCTTTCGAATATCTCGACTATATCGGCTTCAAGAGCATCCTCGAACTTATCCGGGCCAAACAGCTCGTAGTACTCCCTGCGATTCTCGTCGTCGTATTTGGCCTCTTCAAGCCATAGCTCCTGAACGGCTTTAGACCTGGAATCGAGAACGTGACCTATAGCGTCGACGTCGTCTCTTCCGTCGAGATAGCTAACGGCTTCGTTGAGTATGTCATTCATGATGCTCAATCTTGAAACCGAACCTCTCCTCAATCGCCCGAAACAGCCTGTCCTCGTTGCCGCCGTAAAGCCTTTGGATTCTAAGGTACTTCACCTCATCGACATTATAGGACGCATCCGGCTCGGAAACCTTCTCGAACGTGTAGATACTTCCATCGTGAGCTGCGATTATCCCCATCTCGCAGCCCTTGCCGCCGACCGCCAAAAGGTCAGCGGCGCTAGGGATGCCAGAGGCCGGGTGGTTGTGGAGCAGCACTACGCGCCGACCGTCCCCGATTGCCGCCTCGACCTTCTTGCCGAACTTCGCCGGAGGGACCACGGCGCTGCCGATGGTCGAGTTAACGCAGCTCGTGATTGTCTTGCCCGTTGACAAGTCGATGGCGTAAAGGTCCTCGCCGTTTGTGCCCCCTCGGTGGCTGAGGATGCGTCTTATGCTCGCATGTACGCCGTCCGCGGCATCTTTGCCGACGGCTTTAGACACCTTTGCCCTGTAGTCCCTGCTCGCGATCTTCCCCATATCCACCGCGAACTCCATTGAGTGCTCTACCGGCTTAGCTCTCGATTTCCCGCCGCCCTCGTAGACCGTGCCGAGCGCCGAGTCCAGCACCTTTTGCTGGTCGCCCGCCGACATTTTCCTAAACCCGCTCGACGGTATGCCGTAGTCCTCAAGCTGCCGCGAGAGCCGCTTTCGCGCCTCGGTCTTGGACACGCCCGCCGTATCCAGCTTGCGCTTGGTTCCGGGCATTTCCATGAACTCGGAGATGGTGCGGTTCGCGGGTTTGGTGCCGTTGACGGCGGGCTTGCCCGCCTTCCATTCCTCGTAGGTCATGCCCTCGGGCAGGCGGCTGAACCGCTCGCCGTCGAGCACGTCGAGTCCGTCGCAGCACGCCACCAGCGTGCAGCGGCAGTTGCACGTCTCGGCATACGGCGCCTCCGGGTCGCCGGGATAGCGGCACCCGTTGCTGAACTTCTCCCCGACCTCGACCTTCTCGCCGTCGAGCTGCCTGTGGCTAGAGCGCGTGCGCCCGTCGAGCGTCGCCATCCATTCCTGCTGCACCTTGATGCCGAGCCCCTTGGCCCTCTTGTAGCTGTCGACGCGCCCGGCGTTCTCCGCCGCCGTCGTCGAGGTTCGGGCCAAGCGTACCGCCGCCGCGCGGTTCGACCCCGTCACGTTCTGCATGCGCTTGGCTATCTTTGGTATCGACTCGCCGAGCAGCACGCCCTGCGTGATCTGGTTGGCTATGAGCCGGCGGTTCCACGCCACGTCATTGGCGACGTTGACGGAGGGCTTGGGCAGGTAGCTGTCGTGGTCGGTGAGCAGCCTCTGCACGGTCGAGGCGTCCTGCAGCGCGTAGGCCGTGTCAACGCCAACGGCGCTCTCGACCTGCCACGTGCCGTAGTTGTAGTTCTCGGCGTAGACCTCGGGCAGCCTGCCCTCGATGGCGGCGGCCGCGACGACGTTCGCGTGCGTCATGGCCTCGGCGCACTGCTTGAGGACGATTCGATAGCGCCTGCCAGCCGCTATCTTCCCGCTTCGCCAAGACCTGTATTGCGCCTTGGTGATCTCGCCGGCCTCAAGCCGCTCGCGCATCTTCTCGTCGTCGGCCTCGAACTGCGCCAGATAGCGCTTGAGGTCGGCGTAGGCCGTCTTGCCCGCCTCGCCGTACACTTCCGCCACCTCGCGCTCGAACGCCCGAATCTCGGCGTCTGAGAACTCGTGAGCGCTATCCTTCGCCATGCGCCGCCTCCAATCGTCGGCACGCATGGTCGCCTGCGCATAACGGAAAAGGGCCCCGACCGAAGCCGGGGCCCTTCCCTACTCGCCGTCTGCCTCTAGCATCTGGCGCACCTCGTCGCGCCAGCGCTCGGGAACGCTCTCGAGCGTACGCTTGCCGCTCTTCACGGCGCGGTAGTAGATCTTCGCCAAGTTACTCACCTCCAACGATGTCGCCGAGTTCGAGAAGGGCCGCCTGCGAGTCGGCGACCTGCTGCTGGAGCGATGCGATCTGCTCCTCCATGCTCATGCCGTCCGCCTCGTGTGCCGCCCAGACGGTGTCAAAGTCGGCCTTTGCGCCCTCGACCGTCAGCTCGCCAGTCGGGTCGGTGAAGTGCAGCTCCTCATAGGTGAACACCTTCACCTTGACGGAACCGCCCTCGCCGCCCTGCTCCTCGCGCTCGCCCTCGGCGATGCCGCGGCGCAACCAGACGTCGGTCCCCGCGATCTCGACCGTCTCGGGCCTCTCGCCCGTTCGCTCCGACTTCACAACCATATTTTTCCTCCTAACCCACGGCCCTCGCCGCGTTGAATATGCACCGCTTAGCGTTCATCTGGTGCTCCATGACGGCCGTTTTCAGCCAGCCCCAGTAAGAGCACACGCGCCTCGCCAAACGCTCGGTGCGCCTGCGCCTGTAGCGCGCGAACGCGCGTCGCAGTCGTTTCCAGAGCCTCTTTCGCAAGTCGACCCGGCGCCCGCGAGCGCACCAGATGCGATAGCCCGCGAAGTCGATGGACTCGGCGCCGTTGCGCCTCACCTTCCACGGTTTCAGCGACAATCCTAGCCGCCCCAAAACGCGCGCGGCGATGGCAGCGGCCTTCCCGAGCGAGCGCTTTGAGTTGCCGAGAAAATAGCCGTCGTCGGCGTACCACACCTGGCATCCCGCGAGCCTCACGCGCTTGCCGCGTCGCTCCTTCGCCGCCTCCTCGACCGCGTGGTACGCGAACGAGATCACGAACGCCGCCAACCGAAGCGACAGGTAGCTGCCGAGGATAAGGACGCCGTTCATCGTCGACAGCAGCGAATGGAGCAGGTAGAGGACTTGGCTGTTCTTGACGTAGCGCGCCACCAGACCCTCCACTATCGCCGTTTGCATCGAGCCGTAGCAGTTGCGGATGTCGACGTGCACGTGGTAGACGAAGCGGTGAACCGCGCGCCTGAGCTTGCGCATCCCCAGCGCCGCGCCCTTGCCCTTGACGCCGCTCGACACCTGCCAGAAGCCGACCTTGGCGTCAAGGAGCGGCTCAAGTGCCTCTACGCACAGGTAGTTGCACACCTGCCGCTTGATGCTCTCGACGCTTATCTCGCGCAGCTTGCCGTTGTTCGGGTCGTGCTTCAGGTAGGTTCGAATCGGCTCGAACGTAAGCGTCTCGGTCGAGAGCTCTAGCCAGATGCGGTCGACGAACGCCGTCTCGGTGCCGTATTCGTCGGCGACGCGCCAGCCGTTCTCCTTGCCTGAGTCGCTTTTCTTCCATCGGTGCAGGGCCTCGACGACGCTCTTGCGCGTGAACTCGAGGCCCTTGCAGTAGGTTTTCATAGATCAAAGCTCTTTCTGTCTGTCATACGAGCGTTCGCCTTGCGGCTACCAGCCCGTGAGCCTTGCGGACAAATTTCACTCAAAGGAGTCAGGCTGAGCCGCGTCCCGCCAGAAAGCGGCGGGCGCGGTAGACACGGTGCGAGTAGAGATTTATAGACAGATTGCCGGGAGACGAAGTTCCAAGTGGCCCTACCGGACCTGTTCCTCGAGTTCGCGTAACGAAGACCGGCATTCGAGCCGTCCCTCAGGTTGCCGAGGAACTGAACCAGAAACCAGCGCCGCCCTCACCGTGAATCCCTGTTTGGAGTTAGGAGGGGGCCAGCCCCCTCTCAGGGCTACGCCCTGATTCACCCCCGGCTACGGCCCGTAGCAGAAAGCCGGGAGACGAAGTCCCAAGTGGCCCCACCGGACCAGTACCACGAGTACGCGTAACGAAGACCGGCACTCGAGCCGACCCACAGGAAGCCGAGGAACGGAACCAGACGGATTGTGCCTTTGACTTTGCCGCCGGAGGTGTCGAAGTAGAAGTAGTCACCGACACCGGTCGTCGCCGAGCCGCCGAGCCCCTTTCCCAAGATGAGGCCGTTGACGAACTGGATGTCGAGCATGTAGCCATCTGCCGTCGGCATGCACGCCGCCGTCGGGGTCACCCCGTCCGCCACGGCATTCTTCTTCTCATTGCGAGTGTCGGGGTTGACCGCGATGCCGAAGCCCGTGCCGTCGGAGACGAAGAGCGTATCGCCCATGAACTCCCACAGGCCCAGCCCCGTCTCAACGCCGCCGATCTTGAACGGATGCTTGCCGTCCTTCGCCACCTGGCCGTCACCCACGAGAGCATCGGTGTTGCCCGTGCTCCACGGCGCACTCTGGAGCCATGTGTTCACGGTCGTGTCGAACGCCTTGGCGACGTCCATGAGAAGCGCCACGTTGCCGTCTGCGAGCGTCTCCTTGCCGCCGACGACCGCGCCGTCGAACACGTCGTACGCCGCCGCGGCGCCTCGGTCTGGGCACGTGGTGCCCGTGTCGGTGCCGTACATCAGCGACGCGCCCACGGGGATGCTCGCGGCCTGCGCTGCGGTCACGACGACGCGCGTGACGCCCGTCTCGGCGAGCGCGGGGTGAATCTGGATGTTGAAGTCCGTGCAGCCCGGGAAGTCCACCTGGGAGGACTTGCAGAGCGTCTTGGTCAACTGGTGGAAGTTGATATACCACTGGTCGTAGACGCTCATGCCCGAGTAGCCCGTGGTCGCGGCCTTGCAAAGGTCGACAAGCGAGTCGTGCGACGTCGTGCGGTTGGCGACCTTCGCGCCCGAGACGGAGCGCGGGCGCCCGTCGGCGTCGATGCTCATGGGGTATGTCGGCGTCAGCATGTACGGTCGCAGCGTGCCGTCCGGCAGCAACGCCTTGGGGTTCGGCTGCGAGCCCGTGAAGCGCGTGTCGGACCACGAGACGAGCAGGTTGCCGTTCGTCAGCACCTCGACCGCCTGCCACACGACCGGCGCGATCTCGTAGACGTTGTTGCCGTGTCCGTTGTCCACGCGCGAGAAGCCGTAGTCGACGCCGTCGATGGCCTCGACCCACGGCACGCCGTCGGCGTCGGCACCGGCGTTGGCGGACACGTGGAACCACGGGCCGCCCTCGGTGTCGAACGGGTCGACAGCCGCGCTCGTCGCCGTCGCCGGCACGAACTCGGTGGAGGCCACGCGCTTCGCGGCGGCGCTCATCGGCTTGATGTCGGTGGGGCTGCCCGCCGGGATGAGGAACGTGTACACCAGCCCCGTCTTGTGCTTGTCCACCATCGCGGCGACGCTCTCGTTGGAGTAGCGGCCCGTCGAGGCGTCGCGCTCGAGCGCCTTCTGGTCGCCCAGATTCTTCACCGCGCCGACAAGCGCCCACACTGCCTTGTCCGATGCCAGCGGGTCCGCGTACTCGAACCCCTCGGTTGCCTGCTCGGTTGCCTGCGTATCGGCCATTTAGGCACCTACCTTTCGCATTTGGCAAATCTTGCCGTTTACCTTCTTGAGTCCCAGCGCCGTCACGGCAGCCGCCGAGTCGATAATCGACTGGTAGTTCAGGGCTGCCGTCTTGGCATCCTTGAGCGCCGCCTGTGCGTCGGCGAGGGCCTTGGTCGAATCCTGCTCGCGCTTCTGCTCGGCAGTCTTGCGTCCGGCCTCAGCCTCCTTGCGCCCCGTCTCGTTCTGCCCGCGCTCGGTCTCTTTCTTCCTGCGCACGGCCTCGGCGTCGGCGCGGCCCTTCTCCGCCGTTTCGACAGAAGCCTTGAGCTGCTTGAACTCGCCGTTGACCTTGTTCACGCCAGCCGCCGCGTCCGTCGCGGGCTTCTTGAGCTCCGCGATCTGCTCGGCGGTGAGGTCGCTGTATCTCAGCGCGTCGCCCTTCGGCACGCCGATGACCAGCACGTTGTTCTCCATCGTCGCCGTTGCCTGCGAGCCCGAGGCGAGCGTCGTGGCGCGTGCCCCCTTGACCTCGGCGGCGACAGCCTTGTCGCGTGCGGCCTCCGCCGCCTTCTGCGCGGCCTTGGCCTCGTCTCGCGCCGTCTCTGCGTCCTTGATGGTGCGCTGGTCGCTCGGCTCGTAGATGTACTCGGCGGGCTTGGCTCGCCTCTTTACGTCCCAGAGCGCCTCGATGCGCGTGCGACCGCCGTATGCCTCGTCCGTGATGTAGGCCCATGCGTACACGCGCCCAGCCGCCTGGAGCAGCTCGTCGGGAATCTTCGCCTTGCTGTCGGCCACCGCGACCGTGTAGCACGTCCCCGTGGTCGACTTGGCGAAATGCACCTGCTCGCAGCCGACAACCTCGACCTCGCGCCCGGTGTCCCACTGCCACAGCTCGCCGTCAAGCACCTGCAATGCCGCCATCACTCATCACCTTCCTCGTCCTCGTCGCCCTCCTGGGCACCCTTCGCGTTCGCCGCCAGGGCGGGCGGCAGCGCTGCCATGCGCTCCTCCTGCTCCCGCTGCTTGCGCTCCAAAATCTTCGCCCTCTCGTCGGGCGTGATGTTCGGCAGCTTTCGCAGGATCGTCTCCTCGTCCAGCCACTCGGCCTCCAGGCACACGGTCTCGACCTGCTCCCTGGTGTTGCTGATGCGAGTGCGCGTGAACACGGGCGTGTCCTCGATGCCCTGGAGGGCGAGGATGTCCATGATACCCTCGCGGATGTGGCGCTCGAACTCGGCGGCCTCCTCGTCCATCGGCTGGTATGCCGCGTCGATATGGTCGTTGGTCGCCCCCGCCGCGATGGTGTGGACGTCCAGCGCGCCGAAGTCCTCGTAGATGTCGGCCTTGATCTGCGCCAGCGTCTCCTTGCGGCCCTCGACGGGCACCTCCTGCGCGTACGGCGTCACGGACTGCCCCTGCTCGGCGTCGACCTCGGCCACGTGCGTCAGCTTGAGCTTCGCCCGCCACAGGTCGAGGTCCCTGTCGTCCATGCCGCCGGCTCCGTTGATGAGCCAGTAGATCTGCGCGCAGTCGCGCGTGTCGTTCACCAGGCCGCTCTTGATCAGGTCGTAGGCGTCGATGCTCTCGCGCATGCCGACGAGCGTGCTCTGGTGCGCGTCGCTGCCCCAGACCGCCACGATTGGCAGGCGGGAGTAGTTCTCCGCATCGACGGCCAGCTTCATCCCGTCCGCCGGTATCTCCCGATACGTGACCTTGTAGGCCCGCTTGGCCTCGGCCACCTCGAAGTCGAAGCCGCTGCCGCCCGACACCATCTCCGTGTAGCCGTCCTGCTCGTAGAGGGTCGCGTGCCACGGATGGTCGGAGTCGAGCCGCCAGAACCTCACGCCGGCGTATAGCGCCCCCGAGTACTCGTCCCACACCGGGCAGAACTCATCGGCGGTGAACACGTCGATGTGGTCGAGGTTCCAAAACGGGAATGACACACCGTGGATGAGCGCCTTGAGCCCCATCTCCATGACGTCGTCGTCGAAGCGGTCGCCAAGTCCCTCCTTGGTCGTGTCCTTGCCGCCCGCCGAGACGTCCACGAAGCTCACGCCCTTACCGAGCGAGTACGTGCAGCGCTGGACGTTTAGACGCTTGAACAGGTTACTCGCCAGCCTCAGCTTCGAGGCCGTGAAGTCCTCGGCCTCGGCACCGGAGCACGAGTAGATCTTCTGCACGAAACGGTTGATCGTGACGTTGTGCTGGCGGTAGTACTCGTTCGCGGTGACGGCGTTGCGGTACATCTCGCTCGACATGTGCCGCTCGATGGCATCTGCCGCGAACGCCGTCGCCGACTCCGCCGCCTTGAGATCGCCATCGGTCACCAAAGGCCCCTTAGACAAGCCGCTACCTCCCTCCAAAGAATGGGTTTACCTGCTCTTTCGCAGGCTTGTACATGCGCAGTGTTGCCACGCCGTAACGGAGCGCGTCGCAGCTGTGGTCCTCGACCTTGACAGGCCTGTCGCCGTCCGCCTTGGCATCCCAGCAGTAGCCGCCGAGCTCGCCTATCAGCCCCGCGCAGGCGTCGGAGATGCGCACCGTGCCGTTGCCCAGGCACACCCCCGTCTCTCGTATGCCGTCCGCGACGTCGTTGCGCCCCTTCTTGGTCTTGAACCCGGCCTGCCGCATTGCGGCGATGAAGCTCGTGGCGCTCGGGTCGATGATGAACGTGGGCGGCTTGCCCAGCCCGCGCACGAAGTCGGCCATGTCGGCCACGTAGTCGGCGTCCGTCTTCTGGTGCCCCGTGTCGCGGCCCGAGTAGCGGTACTCGTCCACCGCGTGCCACACCTTGCCGTCAAATGCCCACAGAAGCGCCGCGAAGGCGTTCTGCGTGCCGTAGTCGCAAGACACCGCGTACTTGGCGGCGCTGCCCGTATACCGGCTCTCGAGGGCACCCTCCCACTCGGGGTAGACCAGGCCCTCGGCCAGCGTCCACTTGCCCAGGATGTAGCGGTCGTAGTACACGCCGCTGCCGTAATCCTTGATGAGGGCCTCGATGACATCCGGTGCCAGCGCGCCGTCCCAGATCGTGTAGTCCTGCCTGTAGATGTCGCTGTCGCCGTCGAGGAACCGCTTGAACCAGTGGTTCGGGCTGTCGGGGTTGCAGGTGCCGTCGAAGCGGCTGTGCTCGCAGCGCAGGCGGCTCTTGAGCATCTGGAAAACATCTTCGCTCCACGTGGCGACCTCGTCGCCGTAGACCCACTCGAACGTGGCGCCCTGAATCTTGGATACGCTTGTCTTCTTGTCCGCCCCGAGGCAGTAGACCTTGCGTCCGAATATCTGGGCCGTGTTGTCCCGCCCGATCTGGCTGACGACGTCTTCGCTGTAAAGGGAGCGCATCGGCTCGAGGATGTTGCGCTCGAGCGTCGAGCGGGTGTTCCCGATCATCACCGCCAGCCCCTCGCCCCTCATGGCGAGAAGCCTCTGCGGTATGGTCACGGCTATGTCGACGTAGCTCTTGCCCGAGCCCGTCGCCCCGCACTTCACGTTGTAGCGGTGCGTGCAGTTGGCGAGGTACTCGCGCTGCATCCTCGTGAGCGGCATCGGCTACTCGTCCCCGCCGATTGAGGACGGCACGGACAGCACGAGCTCCTTGGCGGCCTTGAGTACCGCCGTGTCGGTGGTGTCCATGATGCGCTGCGCCTTGGCGTACTCCTGCGGGTACTTGCGCTCCAAAAGCCACGCCGCCGCCTGCCAGCTGTCGCCGCTCGCGTCCATGATGCGGCCCACGAGCGTCGCCTTGCGCTCCACCTCGGCCTTTTTTAGAACGTGACACAGTTGACGCTGATTGTCTGTTCTGGGGTGGTTGATCCAGCGGCTGTATGTCTCGCGTGCGACCCCGAGATATGCGGCTATGTCCCTGTCGGTCATTCCGGCACGGCACAGGCGGACGGCATCCTCGATGCCCTCCTTGGTCAGTTTTTCACGCCCTTTTCCCGCCACAAAATCACGTTTCCGCTGGTAGATAGCCCTATGGAAACGCGCACGTTCCCACCTTTTTACGCACGTGGACAAGCGCGTGCGTTTGCCCACGAGCGTAAAAAGGGGGTAACGTTTAAAGAAAAGGCCCCGGAAACCGGGGCCTTTCGGCTACTCGACCTTCTTCCTGTGCGCGGCCTGACGTATGCGGTTGCTCTCAGCCTCCTCCTCGAGCCGTCTCTTCCGCTCCGCCAGATAGCACCCCTTGCACAGTCTCCACTTCTTCGCCTGCGCCGAAGTGTCGAACACGGGCCGCGCGTCGCACGCGATGCACAGACCGTCCGTTCCGGTCGAGAAGCGCCCGTACCGCTGCCGCGCGTGCCTCACGGCGCTCGGCGTCACCCTGAGGTCCGCCGCGATCTCCGCCGCCGTCCGCTCCGGGTGCGCCTGCATCCGCCTTATCATCTCGTCCGTCCAAAGGACGTAAGAGGAGCGCCCCTTACGGAGCGCCCACTCGTCCCTCAACGGATGTGTTGACTTTGTAGATGGGCCTTTTGGCCCATCTCCTACAGGCTGCCTACACGCCATTCGCATACCCCCTAAAGCTCGCCCGCCACGGCAGAACCTTATCAAGCGCCGGGGACCAACTCACCAAGGACGCTCGATTATCGACCCGCAATCAGGGCAGTACGTTGCATCCAGTAGGTATAGCGCAGTGCACCCGCACTCTGAACAAGCTGTGCGCCCGTCCTCGTCCTCGACGAGATGGCACGTCGGCCGGTCGATTAGATCTGCAAGGGCCGCGTACGTCTCGTTCTCAACCTCGTGACTGAACTTGCCGTCCACCTCGACGCCGATTGAGTTTGCAATCACGTCGAGTGAATCAACGTGGCGGTATGCCCCGGTCGATGCTTCGCGCAACTCGGCCACCGCTCGCTTGCGCTCGTCATCGCTAATCCTCATAAAGCACCTCGAGACCGTACGCGACGGCGGCATCATGCTCGATGCGGCATCCACGTGCGTTCTCCCAGCCTTTGCAGAAGTAGGCCGCATGGCACAGGCTCATGTTCTCAAGAGATTTCGCGAGATAGCAGAGCGGGACCTGCACCACGCCGCGCTCCTCCATGGCCTCGTCGCTGTACCACTCGTCGGTGAACAGGGTGTTTACGAACTCGTAGCCCATCTCGCGCAGCTTGGCGTGCGCCTTATCCCTCGTCTCCGCGATTTCCTCGTCTGTCTTACCGGCCATAGGCTGCGAAATCATCGCTCGCTTATTCATTTGTCATCATCCTCAAATTGGTAATCATTCGTCCATCTTCTCCAGCTTGCGCCCGCAGAACGGGCAGAAGTTAATCGGGATGCTCCAAGTTCCGTAATTGTCATGAGGGTGGTCGACTGTGATCGTCGGGTATCCGTCGAGCGTCCAACGAATGAGAATTGCGTCCGGACCGCCCTCGGCGGCATCGAGGCCGTCGTAGCCCCTGCAGTAGTCGCACATCAGTCCTCACCCCGCAGCTTGCGGATGCGCTCCTTGATGTCCTTTAGCGCATACGAGTCACCATGACATGGGCCGTCGCCGTCCAAGATGCATTTGAAACACACTCCGGACGGGTTGTGGTACGAACAAAGGCCGTCCGCCTCGATGCACCTGTCCAAGTCATCCTCCAATTTCTCCCATGTGTCGGGCTCGGGGGTGGTGAGGTACACGAGTGCTGGGTCGAGTGCAAATCCACGGTCGGTAATCGCACGCCATTTGTTCGACCATCCGTCACTCAAATCAAAGTCCGTGGTGAATGTCCAGCGCACGATGCTATATACGTTCCCGTCACGGTCGAACAGCGCCACGGTATCAAGCGGAATCTCTCGTCCCTCGGCATCCTTGGGCAATTCGACGCTCATCACTCAACCTCCTCGTAGTCGCGGCACTCGCCGCACTCGTCCTCGCAGTACAGTAGGTTCCCCGTGAGCCACGCCGCGGCCCACTTAGCCAGGCGCCAGAACCCTTCCTTGCGCTCCGGTGCCTCTGCGTCGTAGGCGCGCTCGAACCCGAGGTGGCAGTAGCCGTAGTCGACATGGATGTCGCAGCCGCAGAAGTGCCTGCAGTTCCCGCACATCCTGGGCTCGCAGGCCCCGCCGAAGTGACGCTCGATGGCGGCGTCCGTCACCCCCATCGGGTAGCCGCCGACCCTCGAGTCACTCATCGCAGTCCGCCCCCCCTACGCTATCGTCGAGCAGGTCGATGGCATCCCCAACGGTCGCCTCGATGCTCGTCAGCTGGCGGCGCAGGTTCTGCACGAGGTTCGCGCCGGTGACCTCCGCCCTTCCCGCCTCGTAGGCGCGCTCGATCATGTCGGTCACCGCGACCTGCATCGCCGTGTCGTTGTAGCCGCGCCTGACGCGGTACTTCCCCAGGTAGGCGTGCGCCCTGTCCTGCGGCCTGCACTCGCGGTCGAAATGGAACACCTCGACCGCGTCGGCCTTGATCTGCTCCAAAGTCTCCATCACAAACGTCCCCTCTCTCGGTTCCTCTCGTTGCAGCGCTCGATTGCCGCGTCCACGTCCTCCTGCGTGAACCCCTCGGCGTCGAGCAGGCTGACGACCGCCTGGACCACGTCCATGCACTCGTCGATGAGGTCGCGTCTTAGCTCGTCGCAAAAGGCCGCGATCCGGCAGTCCCGGTAGTCGTCGCAATCCTGCCAAGCGCCGTATACCTCGGCCGCCTCCTCGAGCGGCTTGAGCGCCTGCACCTTGGGTGCATCCGGCTCATCGAGCGCCCCAAACTCGAACCTGTATCCGTCGCGCATCAGATGCGCCTCCCCTCCGCCAGCGCCGCACGCATGGCGTTGACCTCTCGGCCCGACTCACTCCTCGTTCCGAGGTACACGTCAACGGGCCGCTTGCTCGCATCCCTTCGCGCCACGTTCTCGCACCACCCGCAGCAGTACCTCTGGTTCCTGTACGCCGTGCGGAACCGCCTGCCGCACTGCCCGCACACGAGCACGTAGCCCCCGCGCCTGTCCAGCGACTCAGCCCTCATGTCGCGCCTCCCAGTAGTTGCACCTCGCGAGCCCCTGCGTGGCGTGCACGAAGTCGGGGCAGCGCATGCACGTGTACCGCTTGCGGCCCTCGCCGGACGCCGTCATGACCGCCTCGCTCACGGCGCAGAACCCGCACGTCTCGCAGCGGGCGCTGCGCGGCCCGTCGTCGTAGATGCTCACAGACCCCTTCGGTCTGCCCATGTTCTCGTTCCTCTCGTCGTCCAAGCTCATGACGCCCTCCTCTCGCATGCGGCCCTCGCATCCAGCAGACGCCGCGCGTCCTGGTACGCCTTGAGCGCCACCGGGTCGGCGGTCGTCCCCCTCGGGGCCTTCACCTTCGCCGGGTCGATGCCCGGATGTTCCTCTCGCCACCTGCGCTCGAGCTCCGACCTCGTCTGCTCGGGCGTCCTCGTGGGCCTGAACGTCGCGGCCTCGACCTCCGAGGCGGTGGGCTTGCCGCGGCTCCGGGCCTCGGCGTCGAGCTCGCGCTGGCGGCGGTGCCACTGCCGGGCCTGCGGCTGCCAGTCCGAGATCGGCATGCCGTTTGACTTGCGCCAGCCCTGCGACGCGTAGAAGTCGAAGAACGCCTGCGGGTCGCCGTTCAGGCAGTTGGCCCCGAAGTACGCGGCGACCTCCTCGGCGGTCGGCGGCTCGAAGCCCTCGGGCGCGTCGGGCGCGATGCACTGTCCTGCATTGGCCTGGCTTGGTATGGCTTGGTATGGACTGGTATATAAGGAGGGGTTTTCATGTTCCGAAACCCCCGTTTCGGCAGTTTCCGAAACCCCGAAACCCCCGTTTCGGTTTTCCGAAACCCCCGTTTCGGCAGTTTCCGTATCCTCCGAAACCCCCGTTTCGGCCTTGGAGCCCTTTCGCGGCCTGCCGCCCTTGTTCTTGTTGCGGGCGGCGATGCTGTTGTCGATGTCCTCGCGGAGGCCCTCGAACACGGCCCTGAGCGCCCAGTTGTCGAACTCCGGCTCGACGCCGTTGGTGCCGTACTGGATAATCGCCCAACAGAGTTCCCCGCGCGGCCCATCCGGCACGCATTTCAAGGCGTTGGTGAGCTTCGGGAACCACGTGAACTTGTTGTCCATCAGAACCACCCCCATAGAAGCGAAGAGAAGAACAGGAAACCCGCGGAGAAGGAGGCGGCGAACAGGGCCGCCTCCCAGTGGTCGCGGATGATGTCGGGTACGTGCCTCATCAGAACGGCACGTCCTCGTCGTAGAACTCGGACTGCGGAACCGCGGCGTAGGCCTGCTGGGCGTTCCACTGCGGCGCGGCCTGCGCCCGGGGCTGCATGGGCACCGTCTCGGCGAGGCTCTGCTGCGGCTGGGCCTGCGTCTGCCCCTCGCGGCGCACCATGACCTCGATCTCGTCGACGATAACCTCGAGCTTGCTGCGCTTCTGGCCGTCGCGCTCCCAGGAGCTGTAGCGCAGCTTGCCCTCGATGGCGACCTTCATCCCCTTGGCGAGGAAACGGCCAACGGCCTCGGCGCGGTTGCCGAACATCGTGCAGTCGACGAAGTTGGGGTAGTCCTCCCACTCGCCGGTCTGCGCGTTGCGGCGGCGGTCGTTTACCGCCACGCCGAAGGACAGGACCTGCGTCCCGCCGGCGGTGGCGCGCAGCTCGGGGTCGCGGGTCAGGTTGCCGCTGATGTTCACTCGGTTGATGCTCACTGTCCGTCCTCCTTTGCGGTCATGTAGCCCTTGATGGCCTCGACGAGGCGCGGCCCCTGCATGTAGCCCAGGCCGCTCACGCGGCGGCCGTCGCGGATGCGGCACGCCTCGACGATCTTCTGCGCCGTGACCGGGCCGATGCCCGGGAATGAGCGGGCGAACTCCTCGACCTTGAGCTTTGCCGCGATGGGCGCCTCGATGGCGACCTCGGGCGGGATGTTGCCCGCCTTGCAGGCGGCCTTGAACGCGGCGCGCTCGCGGCGCGTGTGGACGGCCCTCGCCATCGCCTCCTTGCGCTGCTCCGGCGTTCGGAGCGGCGGCAGGTTCTTCTCCTCCATGTCCTACATCCTCTCGACGTATCCGTGAATGCCGTTGTCGACCATGACGGCCCTCACGCGGCGCAGCTCGTCCGCCGTGGCGCACTCGATGACCACGCGGTAGCCCCTCTGCGGTGCTGGGGCCGCATCCTCGGCCGCATCCGGCTCGGGACGCGATGGCACCACCCGCACGCACCTCGGCACGCCCAGGGGCGGCTCAGGCTCCTCGGAGGGCAGCGGCTCGGGGTCGGGCGGCAGCGGCTCGGGCTCCGGCTCGGGCTCCGGCTCGGGCTCCGGTGCGGGCGCCGTCGCCTGCTCGTAGGTCGCCGCGAGCGCGGCGGCCTTGGCGACCTCCTCGCGGTGCGCGGCGACCGCAGCCGCCACCTCGCCCGAGTCCGCCGGCAGGGTCCTCGTCCACCACGCCACGGCCCATGCCTTCTCGGACTCGTCCGCGTAGTCGAGGCCGTTGACGAACTTGAACTGGTGCAGCAGCTCGCCCACGCGGCGCTCGATGATGTTCTTGGCCTTGACCTCGCCGAAGCTCGCGTTGAGCCACTTGTCGTCGGCGATGCGCTCGTAGGGCACCAGCGGCCCCATCTCGCCCGCGAGGTCGTAGTAGTGGCCCTTGAGCGCGGCGAGGCGGCGGGCCCTGCACTCGCCGTCGTATCGGTCGATCTCGGCCTTGTACTCATCGGAGAGCGCGTCGATGGGCGCCGTGATCTCGCCGATGGTCTTGTCGAACGTCTTGAGCAGGTCGCTGTACTTCTTCTTCGCGGCCTTGCGCTGCGCCTCGATGGGCTTCTTCACGTCGTTGACCGCCGCGCGGTACTTCTTCGCCGCCTTGAAGTCCTCGTCCCTCTCGATGCGCTTGACGTCCATGTAGTCCGCCAGCTTCTCGTCCACGTTCTTCTTGAGCTTCGCCAGCTTGTCCTCGAGCGTGTCGTCGATGGCGAGCGACGCCACCAGTGTGTCGAAGTCCTCCTCGAGTGGCACGGCCTCGACCGCCAAAACCTCGTCTGCCATCAGAAGCCTCCCAGCAGGTCGTCGTCGGTCGCGTACTCGGCGGGCGCGGGCTCATAGGCGGGCGTGGGCTCCGGCTCGGGGGCGGCGGGCTCGGGCTGCGCCTTGCGGGCCGCGATCTCCTCCTCCATCCACGAGGCCGCGCGGCGCGCCTGCATGAGCGTCATGTCGTGCATGGAGCCCGACGTGCAGCCCACGGCGGCGCAGATGGCCGCCATGGCCCCGGCGCTGTCGAGCGCAGTCGCCGCCATGAACGGCTTGAACAGGTCGCGCACGGGCTGCAGGTCGGCCACGGGCTCGACGCTCTCGGCCTCGACGGCCTGAGTGCCGGCGCGCATGTCGCGTTCGACCTTCTGGTCCATCTCCTCGCCCGTGTACATCCCGCCGAACTCGTCGGGGTAGGCAAGGCGCCACGCGCCGGCCTTGGCGCACTTCTCGATCATGACGCCCGGCATCTTCGCCCAGTTGCTCTTGCCGGTGCTGTAGTCGGTGAGCGCCAGCTCGACGTATGCGGGCTTCTTGCCGTCGGTGAACGCGACCTCTGCCCAGCCGCCGATGAGCTGCTCCCCGATCATCTTGTAGACTGCGGAGCCCTTCTTCTTGACGACCTCGCCGTCGCGGAGCACCACGACGCCGCTCTCGATGCCGCCGTAGTTGGGCTGGCGGTTCGCGCGGCGGTTGAACACCTGGTAGGAAGTGATGATGCTCGCCGGGGCGCTGCCGTACTTGACCAGGTACACCTCCTTGGTGAACGGGTTCAGGTGCTGGCGGTTGCAAAGCTCCACGCACAGCGCCAGTTCGCTTTCGGTCGCGTTCGGGCACAGGCGCTCGCGGATGTCCTGCGAGGTGAACTTCACGGGCATGCCCGCATCGTCCTTGTACTCGATGATCCCGTTAATCATTGATGGTCACCCCTTCGTCATTGATCTCGACCTTCTCGATGTCCACGCCCGCCAGCTCGGCGAATACGCCGCGCGGCCCGTTCAGCTTGTAGATGCGCTCCATGCGGCCGGCGCTGCCGACAATGGAGTCGTAGACCTCGGGGTCCTGCGACTCGGCTCCCAGCAGCTTCACGCTGTACAGAAGCCCGTAGGCGATGCCGCGCAGGCACGCTGGCTTCAGGCCCCTCTTCCCTATCTCGGCGCCATCCTCGTCTGCGAGGCAGATAAGGTTCGTGGCGAACTCGTCCAGCACCTCGAACGCATCGCCACCGACTTGGACGTCTATGTGCATGTACTCCATTGCTTAATCTCCGTTTCTCTTCTTCTCCCTGGTGCCTGCGAACCAGCCGCGGTAGACCCGTATGTCCATATGCGGCTCGATGCCGCGCATTCGGGGCCACTTGACGACATGGAGCTCGACCACCTGGTTGTCGTCACCCCAGACAGCCCCGTTCATCCCGTCCAGCACCAGCTTGGCTATGTTGTCCGCGTCCGGCTTGAACGTGTAAGGCTCCGACGTGATGCTCTTCGGCCTCGACTCCGGCAGCGGGCCGTACGCGTCGATGCGCACCGCGACGGGGACCCTGAACGGGAACAGCATCCCCTTGAGACCCGGGTACGCCTCCCGCATGGCCTTGAGCGCCGCGTCGCGGATGGCGGCCTCGTTGCGGATGGTCTCGGTGGGCGTGTACATCCGCGCGTGGCGTCGGTCGAGCCTGTGGCGAAGCTTGCCGGCCACGAACGAGACGGTGAACGCGAAGTTCCTTCCGATCACAGCACCGACCCCATTCCGAGCACGACGCGGATGCCGTCCGCCGCGAGCAGCATCGCCCGCAGGACGTACGGCATGAGGGCGTACACCGCGAACAGGAGCGCGATGTACCCAGCGCACCTAAGCAGCCTCGATGCCATGCGTTCCCTCCTCGATCCACTGCTCAACCCATTCCGGGCGCACCATGCGCCCCACCTTGCGCCCCTCGGGCAGCTGCGAGCGCAGGCGTCCCGCCTTGCACTCGATGCGCAGCGTGTCGTAGGGCACCCCCGTCACCCTCGACGCCTCGCGCAGCGTGTACATCAGCTTGTGCCTGATGCCAAGCTCGTCGGCCATCTGCTGGAACGTTTTGGCTCTGCTAGAATCCATGAGTGACCTCCTTTCAGGTCATGGAGCCGTCCCCGTTTTCCGCACTGGGCGGCTCCTTTTTTGTCTTTCCGGGGCCTCGCCCCCGGCACGGCACCGGTAGGGAACGTCCCCGCGGATGGTTATCGGAGAGCCGCGGGGCAACGGTGCCGCCCCGGGGATGGGACCCGCGGGTATTGCCTGAGCGGCAACACCCGCGTTAACGCGTTACACACGCGTTAGGCTTCGGGCCATGATTCGTAGACAGCAGACATATCGCCCGAAGCACGTCCGACCAGCGGGCCCCCTACTCGTGCGGCTCGTCGACTGGGTCGAGCGGCACCCTCGCATCAGCGCCGCGATCGTCCTCGCCGGGTTCATCAACGACGCCTGCGACCTGCTTGGGCGCGTCGTTGATCTCGCGATGTTTCTCATGAAGCTCGCGGGTGTGCTCTAGCACGAACGCGACCGCGAGAACGTCGAGGAAGACCCGGACGGCCGCATGGATAAGGTTCAACATCGCCGCCGCCCCTACTTCGTGCCCACGATCGGCTGGGAGCCCTCGGGCACGACGACGAGGTTGCCGTCCTTTCCGATGCTCTTGAGCGCGTCGATGTAATGCTGCTGGAGGACCTGGTCGTTGAGCGAGTTCGCGAGGACGGCGTTGGCGTCCGCCTCGCCCTGGGCCTCGATCTTCTTGGTCTCGGCCTGGACCTTGGCCGTCTCCTGCTCGTTCTGGGCCTTCTGCTTGGCGACCTCGGCCGCCTGCGCCTCGCTGTAGCTCTTGGTGATGTTCTTCGGGTAGCGGACGTCCTGCACGCTCACCTGCTCGACCGTGAGGCCTATGCCCTTCCACTTCTCGGTGAGGGCCTTCTGGACGGCCTTGGTGAACTGGGAGCGGTCGGTGAGCATCGTCACCGTGTCGAAGCCGCCCGAGACCTCGCGGGTGACGGCGCGGACGTCGTTGGAGATGTACTTCTCCACGAAGCTCTCCTGCGTGCCGTACTCGCTGTAGAGGCTGAGCGCGGCGTCGGGGTTCAGGGAGTAGTTGACCTGGATGTCGATGTTGGCGCTGGCACCCGACTTGTCGTTGATGGAGACCTGCTTGCCCTCGTAGGAGCCGCCGTCCACCTCGTAGTCGGTGTCCCCGTAGAAGTTGATGAGGTTGTTGCGGACGTCGTAGGTCACGACGTCCTGCCAGGGGGCCTTGGCGTGGAAACCGGCCTCGGAGGTCGAGCCGGCGAGCGAGCCGCCGAGGTTGCGGATGACGCAGACCTCGCCGGTGTCCTGCGTGTAGAGGCAGGCGGTGGCGGCGATGACGGCACCCACAAGGATGAGGGGCAGGGCGCACGCGGGCGAGACGGTGCGGGCCTCGTGCTTGTTGCCCCAGCAGTCCTCGGGCCCGGCGGCCTTCTCGCGCTCGACCTCGTTATACCGCTTGATGGCGACGGCGGCTGCCACGCCGCCGAGTCCCAGACCCGCTCCGATAATCAGTTGAATCATGTCTTTCTCCTTTTTGTTTGTGAAGTTAATTAGCCGCGGGATCCATCCCGGGACTCTTTGCGCAGATAGCGCGTCCACTCGCCCGCGGCGACGTCCACCATCACCGGCTCGATGCCGGGGTCGATGGCGTCGGCGGTGTTCATGCAGACCGTGCGCTGGACGTAGGCCATGACCGCCTCGCCGCGCAGCAGACCGTCCAGGCGCCCGCGGGCGTCGAGGAACGACTCGAAGGCCTCGCGGTGCCAGCCGCCCCCGGCGTCGCACCAGCAGACGATGGCCTCGATGCTCGCGAAGCCGCTCGGGCACTCGATCTCGAAGGACTTCCCGCGCGCCTCGTACCTGATGTTCTCGCGGCTCATCTTCACGTCTCCCATGTCGCCCTCCCCTACAGCTCGAAGTCGGAAAAGTCGCGGGGCTCGGCGGGCTCGGCCTCGACCGTGATGGCCTCGGGGATGTTCCAGCCGCCCAGCTCGATGTCGATGTAGTTCTCGTTCATGGTTCTCTCCGTTTCGTTTTGCACCCTAATTTATTTAGGGTCGATACCCAAAAAAATATTGCCGTCAATGCCGAAGTGCTTGCCTAGCTTGTCCGCCATTGTTGCCGTCAGCTTGTCTGCCTGCGCGTCCTCAA